TACATGGAAGTGTTCTGGAATTAAATCGCAAGATGGCAATGCAACTTGCAAAAAAACATCATCTTCTGCAAGTTTTGACTTTAATTCATTTACTGTTATCATTTTTTAATCCACAATGCAAAGTTGTTTTTTTTCAATATATTTAACGCAATATCGTATCCAATAGCATGGCAACTCACCAGCAAGTTGTCTGTGTCGGATGTCGTGAACGTAAAAAACTCTATCCACCAAGTGCATGGAAAGAGCCTTTTCAAAATCTTCTATAGATTTGAATTTTCGATATGTACAACTATAAGAATCAGAATCAATAACAAACGCAACGTCTGGAGCGACGTAGTAATGAGCGTTTATTACAGACAAATCTATTACATCGTCTCGAAGACATTTCATGTTTCACCAAATTTCTCGATTGAAATTCTCAAATAATCACCAGTTTTTAGTTCTTCTAGTATTTTCCAATAATCATCTGGAACATTATTCCTTTCGTCATCGAAAGCAACCTCCAATGAATTCATTGTTTCAAGTTTTTTCTTTGTACTTTCATCATCGTATAGCTTTAACGTGAATTCGGTTTTCACGAGTTTAAACCAAACGCTTCTAACGTATACTGAAATGGATTTTCAGGAATCTCACGAACAATTTGCAACATCTTTTGAGCAATCTCTCGAATTTCAAGCTGTGCGTGCTCTGAGTTGCGAAGTCTTTGAAAGTTTACGAAACTCCTAAAATTAAACATCACATCAGCTTGAATTTGAGAATTATAAGATTTAAAGAACCTAGCAGATTCCTTAGCTCTCTTGCGTCCAAGTTTAGGCGTGATGTCTTCTAAACACTGGTGATAAAGTCTATTTCCCAAATTGGCATAATCGGCAAGAATTTCCGTCCATTCTGTTCCTTCGATTGTGTCATAAGAATGTGATGCTTCAATGCCTTTCCAATCTTCCGGAATATAAAACTTATCTTCCTTAAGTTCTTTGTACCTAGCACTTTCGGCGTTTAAACTGGAAATTCGATGTTTCAAAATGTGGATGTGTGAAGCTATTTCGGTATCTACCAAGAAGTGCAAAATAGACTTTTCAAATGGAGTTTCATGTCCATTTTCAGCCAACATCTTCAACAACTTAGGAATGCGATCTTTCTTCTCATCTGTTAAATCTCTTGATGTAGATGTCCAAGCCGAACACGCATTGATTTCATCGCCACCATACCATCCAATTAGCTCTACTTTGTTTTCCATGTTGTTTCTCTCTGATTGTTTGAAATGCCACTTGCCAGATTGATCTTTATAATTCTATTTTCTTATGCCTATTTGCACAATAGATTTTTACTCAAAATCTTTCTGAATTTTTTAAGTCGATCAGAATATGCTTCGCCTATCATGTGATAAACGAAACAACCACTCCAATATTCTTCAGAATTGAACACACTAGCTGGCAATTCCTTAATCAGGTTTTCAGGATAATGACCTGATTCCAAAAGAGATATTATCGCAAGTTGCTCCCACCATTTGTTAAAAACATCACAATCATAATCCCAAACCTTATTTAAAAAATCTTTATTAAACTCTGTGTTTTTCATCATAAACACACCAGCATTCAATGCAGCCCAATTACACGAAAAATAAAACAATTTGTTTTCTTCTATAAAATCTTCTAATTTTATATTCTTGTTTACAAAAATAGCATCTGCGTCAATCCAAAAAACATAATCATAGTCATCATCAAAAGCGTTTAAAATCTTTTTGATTTTGTACCACGACGCTGGTCTTTCTTTTTCAATAATACGAGATATCTTACAGTCATATCCATGTTTTTCGCAATAGCTACGAACATTAGGACTTGTAATGTCTTGTAGTTCAGAAAAATTTTCATCACAAGAAGTTAAAACAGAAAATTTCAAAACTTAACCTCGATTGAACGAAGTTTAAATGAGTTTTTTATTTTTCTTTTTTTTCTTTTCATCATCTTGAATAACACCACCAATCATATTAATCGGCTGTCGTTCAATAACACCACCAGAACCAATTGGACGAGCAAAAACAGCAATAGAACCTGTGCTTGTTTCAACTTCACGTAATTTGAGCCATTCAATAAATTTCACTTTGTTTTCCTTACATCATTGGAGGTTGAGATCCACCCATATCACCACCTGCTTGTTGTACGGCAGGTGTCCACCCAGATGTCAAAAATTTAATCAACTCTTCTCGATCCAGATGGTATCTTTTTCTGTCTTGATATTTTGACTTGTTCAATCGATTGCCGTGAAGATAACTTCGATTTCCCTTTTGGGGCTTCAACTCAATATCTGCACCTTGAGGCGTCATTGATCCTTTTACAATTTGCCATGCAGCCAACTTGTATAAAGTTTCTTGATTTGGCTTGCCTAATCCAAAATGTGCAGAAATCCAAGGCTCAGCTTCAAATATCTTTGTGAGATCGCTCCACTCAATACCCTCTTCGTCTCCAAGAGCATTGAAGTAATCCTGTTTCTTCTCCGTGTCTTTTGGCGATCCGCCCATAGCAGAATCACGAGTTTTTTCAGGACTTGGATCCATATCTTCTAATATAAACTGTTTAAAGCCGCATAAACTAGATTTCATAGTGATATATATCAAAGAGGGCTACAAATGAACAAAAATTATTTTAATACGCCATCACCAGGTTTTTCTAAGTTTAGGGAACTCATGGACACTTGGGATAGGCACTGCGTTATAGAAGAGCAAGAAACTAAAATCAACGATCTTTTAGATCGTCATGGAATGATATTATTTTTTAAAAAAGGCGGAGACCTTTACGGTGCACCAGAAGATAGTCGCCTTGTATTTGCCAAATTAAAAGACCATGAAGACAATGATGATCCTATGCAACCTGGATTTCGCGATGAAGCTAAATTTCTTGCAATCAACTTGATAAAATCTATGTTTGGATCAGAAGAAGATTCTGTTGAAACTTTATTTGGCAATCAAGATGTTCCAAAAATCAAAGTTTGCGACCGCGATGTTGTCATTCAATATTTAATGAATCATAAACCTAAGAAAAAGAAAAAATGAGTTTACCATTCGTAAAAGATAGCGGAAAAAGAAAATATCAATGCTTCGTGTGTGGAATGATGCACGAAGACTTTGAAGAATATAAATTGCATGTTATTGAAAATCACGAAAACGGTCGGGACTTTGTCATATGTCCTTTAGGTCGATGTGGTGCTCCTGTCAGAGATGTCAGAAGTCATTTCGCAGTTCATCACAAATATGATAAAATTCCAAAAAACTGCCAAATGAAAGCAATCGTGTGGAAGGACCAAAGAAGAGATGGAAAGCTTGTAAACAGAAAGCCAAAATTTCGTGAAGGCTATTTGGTTTCATCTAAAAACGGCGGAAAAGAAATGCACTACCGTTCTGGAATGGAATGCGATGTGTACGAGTGCCTTGAAGCCATGTCAGAGGTAATGTCGTATGCTGTTGAGCCATTCAAGGTTAAATACACATTCGAAGGCACACCACATGATTACAACCCAGATTTGAGCATTGTATTCGCCGATGGTCACACTGAAATATGGGAAATCAAACCATCAAATCAAACAACTCTGCCCAAAAATAATGCCAAGTGGACAGCCTGTGAACATTATTGTCAAGCAAGAGGATATCAATTTATGGTGCTGACAGAAGTTGGACTAAACAAAATGAAACAAAAAATTAAAAACAGATGATCGACTTATCCATCCAAAAGGGAAAGTCCATTTCTGAAGTGAGTTGCACTACCGTCAAGAAAAATCCACCTGACGGCTTAGTCTCATCTTTGTCGATCATCCAATTCATTATATCAATTGAGAAAGCCAAGGTAAAAGTTTTTCGTCAATTTTTTTATACAAGTCTTCCAAAGATCCATCATTGATCAAAAAATAGTGAAAAGATTTGGTAAATTCCTGTGAATCATCTTCTGGAATAAATCCTTCTTGAATGTTCTTTAAACACCATTCGACAACAGATCTAATTTCAGACTCTGATCGACTTTCATCATTGTTCAAATATCCTGGTCTATAAACAACAATGTTAAATCCGTCTTTTTCATTTGAAGCCATAGCTTCGTTAATATATCGACCGTCGCTAATTATGAGGTTCTTGTCTCGCAACCCTCTTTCATGCCACACATCTTCCTTCATGTTGCGAAAACCATCGCCAATATACTGCAAGCACTCCCTAACCGATTTTTGGAAGCCTGGTGGTGGTTCTGGATTCCTTTTCCACTGTTCAATAAATTTTCTGTCCACACCAAAGGCATCACAAAAAATATCTTTCACAGGATTGGCAAAAGCACTTCTTTTCCATGATTCAATCTTATCTCCCAAATAGTCAGAGACAACATCTTTGCCATTGTCACGTTGTCCAAAACAGCAGATGAATTGCATTTTTTCCCCTTCTTTATAGTTTTTCATAATTTATTTTATAACATTTTACAGTCAATTAGTCAATTATATTGTTGAGACATTCAAGAGACATATATGTTCAAAAAAAAAGAAGTCGAAAAAATCTGTGGCAATTGCCTTCTATATAACCATGAAAAAAAAGAATGCAAAGTCGCAGTTCTAATCGAAGGTCAAGAATATCACATGCCGGTCTTTCCAAAAGATAAATGTCATATGGATGAACTAAACATTTCAGTTCAACAAGTGCGTTGGTGGGTTGAAGACGAAAAAGGAAACCCAACCGATAAAAGCGGCAAAGTAAAAATAGAATATCCTACAAATTTTTTTGGGAAGGAATAAAATGAGTTGTGGACCACCATATTGTTTGGGACCAGAAGGAACAGGCTGCGTTCCGGTACAGGCAAACGGCAGACCTTGTAGATCATGCAAATGCTGTCCGCCAAAATGCTATGACAGATTAGACTTCCAAATAACATGCGGAACGCCTTCTGGAAGATTATTGAATCCACCGCCTGGCTACGCTTGCTGCGGCACACAATATGTCAGTTGCTGCGGCACTCCTGGTCCGTGTCCAAATTGTAATTGTCCAGGTAGCGGTCCATATATTCCACCTTCAAATTATTTAGACTGTGGCGAATTGCCTTTTTTTAACAACAACTATTTAAAGTAAAGAAAAATTCGAAAAGATAAAATTCCTTCAAAAAATTATCATGATTTTTTAGGATTTTCATCAGATGACTATTTAAATAATGATTATTATTTTCCACTAAAAGAAGAAGTCCAAGCATTAGAGGAAGTTCCAGGTCCAGATCCAATTGAAACGAC